GAAGCCGTGACCTTTCCACAGCCAGCAAATAAATCTCATGGCTCCTGGTCCACCACACATCCTTGCCCAGAGGCCTCGTTGATCTTGGCGATTAGCTCAAGCACCTGCTCACGCGTGAATGTCTCGCCCTTCAAGTCGATTTCGACGTGCGAGTAGCTGACACCCTCCACAGTGAGCATGACAGCCGGCTGACCGCCATAGACGCGCAAGATGACTGAGGCACCCTTGAGCAAGGCGCCCATCTCATCCTTGGTTAGACGCCAAGCGCTCTCGCAGCACCCGTCGTCGGTGAGCCGCACCGCGAGCGTCATGCACTCGCCATGCTTCTCCGCATCCCAATCGGCCGGCTGGCCGAATTCATGCGTACTTCCCTCAATGCGTGTAGGATACATTAATACCACCGATTGATGATGTACGGACTGATGAGGCTAGTGCGCGTCTGCAGGTTTTTGCCGAACACCGTCAGATCAGCGCTGGACGACGTGTCGTAGAGGTCGGCCACTGCGAAGAGCAGGGCATGTACCACATCATCCGGAACGGAGGACGCTTGCCAACCGGCTCGATAGTTGATCACCACCGGCATGGTATATCGCGTATCGACGGCCGGCCAGTTCCCGCCATCGTCCACCGCCGGGTAGAGATAGGCGCCCGTGTCGGCGAGGATGGCTTCCTGCCAGTCGTCACCGGCCGGGCTCACCGGGCTGGACGGCCCGCGCAGCGTCTGCAGGACACCGGCATTGTCCCGATACTGGATCGATGTCACCTCGCTGCAGAACCCTTGCGGCAGCCAGATCTCGCCGCTGCTCACATCCCGCGGGAAGTCGTTCAGCACCCACGATACCGCGCGGTCATAAATTGTGCGGTGGGTGATGTTCTCGGCCCATGCGATCGCAGCGCGCATGTAAGCCTCGATAATCGTGTCGAAATCGCTGCTATCCTCGCGCAGATGCGCCTTGACCAGCGACAGAGACAGGGGGAAGGGCGAGGTGTCCAGCGGCGCCACGATGGCGGGATGCTTCGGCGAGAGCGTCATGCAGGCTCATCCTTGGAAAGCAGCGCAGCGCGCTGATGGGCGATGCGTTCACGATGCGGATATCCGGGCGGTCGTTCGTGAGCTTCTTCGCCGCACGGTCGAAAGCTTCGATGAAATTGGCATAGCTTCGCGTGTTGCGCAATGGCTCTTTATGGGCTCCAAAGAAATGCGTACCCGTCATGTCGAAACCCATCAGCACGATGTGACGCGCGCCGAGGAGCAGGGCGAGGTTGAGCCCTTGGAAGCCAGAGTTGCTACCGTAGTGGATGGTATCTTGCGCGAAGCTGAAACCGCGCTTGTCCTCGCCGAACACCAGCCGAAGCCGATGGAGCTGCGCGCAGCGCGTCTTGTCGTTCGACCGGCGAGGCCCCGGCTTGCCCGTGGACGACCACTTCTCGCCAGCGAAGCCGGCGGCGCCTCGCCGCTGCTCCCACCAGATCTCGTCACAGGCATAGAGGATTTCAGCGGACGGAAGCCGCTGGTAAGCGTCGTTCACGGCCAGAACGGGCAACCCGCTTGCCACGATAGCCTCGGCGGCTTCGGCCGTCAGGGACGGTCCTGAGGCCGCTACAACGCAGGCGCTCCACTCAGCGCGACGCTGGACGACCTCGCCGCTTGGCGGGGCTGAGTGTCTCAGTGGTGATACCGGGCGGATCGATGCTTGCTGCGCCCTGCTCCTTGGTCTCGGGCAGAAACGCGGCTGCGCCGCGCGGCTCGCCCTCCTTCGCCGCGCCGGGCGGCTCCAGCGTGGCGCCTTCCTTCGTCTCGCCCTGCAAGGTGGAGATGGTCTCGGGAGACGGAGCGGCTTCGTAGCTGGTCACGATATCGCCCGCTGCATCAGCGCGAGCACAGCGCGCCAGCGATAGCGAGATGTCGCGCGGGATGTCATAGGTTCCGGCCTGCATGATCCTGGTGGGCGCTGGCCAAGCTCTGTGGAGGACAAGTTTCATGCGGGCTCCTTATAGAGCTTGGCGCGTACGGCGCAATCCTTGGCTTCAAGGAGCTTACGGAGACCGGCCGAGCGCTCGGCGTTCGCCGGGAGTGTCTCAACCATCTGGCGCGCGAGATCGCCGAACGGCTTGGATATCTCCTGCAGAAACGGAGGGAGATGCTCGTATTCGAAGAATTGCAGCATTCTGTCCATGGGATACCTTTGCGTTGTGAGCCGGACGCGAGACCACCCGGCCCTACGCTTTACTCGACAAGAAACCGGCTGCCACTACAGCAGCCGGTCAGTTACGACAGATTAGCCAAGCGTCCGAATGAACTTGACTGCGTCGTTGTTCAGCACGATGCCACCTTCGCGGCGCCGGATGTAGAAACGGACGTGGCCAATGTTCGTCACGTTATCGCGGGTGATGCGCAAACCGACGCGATCAGCCAGCACATAGGCGCGCTTCCAGTCACCGAACGCGACAGGGAAAGCGTTATCCGCGATATCCGGGAACTGTTCCCAGGTCTCGACGGGATAGCCGAGCAGGCTGTTCGGCTGGCCCATCTGCAGACCGGGCTGCCACAGGTACTGGCCGTTCAGATCCTTGATCTTGCGAACATGCGCGGTCGTGAGCGAATTCATCACCCACACACCATTGGCCCGATACATGCTGTTGAGCGTGTAAACCAGGTCAATCAAGCTGTCTCCGGTGACACCGGGGGACGTTGAGGGGCTGGCTGTATCCGTATCGCTGGCGATGTATTGGAATGCTGCCGCTGCACGCAGCGGCGAGGCGAAGTCGGCAGTGGTGACAGGCGCGGTGTTCAACAGGCCCGTGGGCTTGCTAGAACCATTGCCGGAGATCACCGCAAGGCCTTCCTGCTGGGCGAACTCAGCGGCGACTTCCTGCGTCAGCCAATCCTCGACATTGAAGAAAATGTCATCCAGGCTCCACTCGGAAACCTGCGGATAAGCATACAGCTCACCATGCGTCGGCACGACCTCGCGCAGCGTCGGCGTGTCGGTTGCCGGCCGAGACGTGCTTTCACCCACCCAACCGGACGAGGCACCGCGCAGCGAGACGAGTTCCTTGTAATCGGACGTGCCGACCTGCACGACCTTGACCAGCCGGCGCACGGGCGAGAACTTCAACTCCAGCAATTCGATCTGGCGGCTGATCTCTTCCGGGACCGCGTACCCACCGGCCGAGGGAGTGCCGATCACGATATTCTTGAACTCGGTCCTCGCCTTCATGGCAAGCTGGTCCATCTTGAGGCCGAGCGACTGATCCTGCCCCTTGGAGCGCATCCATCCCTCGAAGGCGTCGCGATAGTCCTTCTTGACGATATCGACCGGCGCCAGCTTCGTGCCGCTGGCATGACGAGCTTCGAGAAGCTCCAGCCGCTCGCGCTGATACTCCTGGTCCCGCTCGATGGCGGCCTTGAGATCGGCGAACTTGAGCACGTCGCCCTCGATGCGGCCGAGCTTCTGCGTCAGCTCGCCGACGTTCTGGCCCTTGCGGAGAGCCTCCAGGCGGTCATCGTTGGTCTTCTTGTACTCTTCGAAAGCGCGCCCGAGCTTGTCGATTGCACTGTTGATCTGGTCCACGTGGGACATTGGCTATCGCCTCCAGAAAGGAATTTCAACGTCAGGGATGACAGGAGCCGGGGTAGCCTTCAAGGCTTCCGTCAGCCGGTCGATTGCACTCAGATCGACGGTATCCAGCATCCCGCTGGAGGCGTCCTCACGTGTCTCGGTATCCAGCATCCCGCTGGAGCCGAGTAGTTTCGCGACCATATCCTTAGCCGCTGTTCTTGAAAAGCCCCCTTGCATCAACATGCTCTCGGTCTCGCGCCGAGTGGGGACATAAACACCTCGCTTGGACAGCCGCGTCTTCACGGCCGATACTTCGGCCAGTGGGTTAGCGGCCATCGACACGATGGAGACCTCCACCAGGTCGAGTTCCTTGAGCACGCGAAACACGCCGCGCTCCTCGTCCTCGGCCCAATCGGCGGCGAGCGTCCGGAAGCCGATCGACAAGCCGGAGACGGCCTCCATCTTGAGCAGCGTGTGCGCCTCGCGGCCGAGCTGGGTGTCGGCCAGCTCACCTTTGACATAGAGGCCCTTGCGGTCCTCCTCCATCTCCAGCCACTTGCCAGGGACCATGGTCGGATCATGCATCCACAGCATCAACGGCAGCCGGTCGGCCGTGTCCAGCGACTTGCCGAAGGCGCCTGGCGCGACCACATCGCCGACGAGATCCAGGTTGTTGAAGGTCGAGCCGTACCCTTCGAACTGGTTGTCCGAAAGCGCCTTGACCGAAAGCTTAAGGTTGAGACGGTTGCGGCTCATTGCCCTCATTCCCCTCTGTTGCAGGCTCGGGCGTCGGTGGGGTGTCGCCTGGTGCGTCGGCTGACTGCCCGCTCGCCCCATGCCAATACTCGTTGCCGCCGTCCGCTTCCGGAAGCGGGTTCATATTTTCTTGCTCGCGCCAGTCGTTCGCCGAGATCACGCCGTTCTGGCGCTGGATCTGCAGGCCGGTCTGGCGATCGGTGAACGTGCCGCGCAACACGCCATCCAGATTGAACCGGATGATTACGCCGCTCCGGCGGTCCTCATCGGTGAGCAGCGAGCGCTCCATGGCGTTTTCGAAGCACCGTGCATATGGCAGGACGACCTGCAGGACGAAATCCAACGTCTGCTGCTCGACGTTGTTAAACGTCCCCTTGGTGAGGTCGCCCACCATATGCACGGGCACGCCGAACGCCGCGGCGATCACCGTGCGCTGGTATGCGCGCGTCTGAATGAACTGCGCTTTCTCGTTCTCGACGGTCGCCGATTGGCCGATCTTGATGCCCTTGGGCAACAGCATCGCCGAGAAGCGACCCTTCTTGGCGTAGACCGTCTGGAAATCTTCGGTGAACTTCGCGCGCTCTTCCTCGGTTTTGAACCCGGCGAAGGCATCCTCGAACTGAAACACCATCGACGGCAGGGCCGAGTTGCCGAACACCGATGCGCCCATGCGCTCGGCTGCGATCTCCAGCGCGATGGCGTCGCGAATATCGATCACCTTGCTGTCGCCGCGCAGAAAATCGCGCGCCGTGTCACGAGCGTGGAGGATTTGATCGGGGCTGAGGCGCACATAGCTGCCATCGGGCGTCGATCCTTCATAGACCACGCTCCAATCCGTCTCCTGCCGCACCTGCATGGCGTCGGCC